ATCGCGATGCGCAAAACGGATCAACACTGTAAAATGGTTCAGTTTGATATTACAAAGAGTGGTAACACCTGTAGTTACGCAATTAATGATGCTGGGTACGCGGGTTATGGTGGAGGTGGTATGGGTACCGAAGAGGCGTGTACAGCTACAACGGATGCCGAAGTTATAGCAAAGTGGAATGCAAAGACACCTGTTGCCTCAGCGAGAACTGCAGCAACTGATGAAGGTTATGGTCTCAAATCTCTTGGATACTCATTGTATTGCTAAAACTGTGAACACACAAGTAACATGTTGAGAAGGTTCCACACAAGCATGTGATGCTTGGGGCTCTCAATTTTGTTGTAATTCTTCACGATGTGCATGATGAGTGCGTTATCATCTTCATCATGCAATTCCAATAGATGTTTCACTGGATCAGGTGCATTAGCAAACTTTTCATCAACTTTGAAGTCAAGTTCAAGTTCACACATCAACTTTTCACTTTCTCTCCCCTTTCTAATGTAATCAGCCACAATGTATATCACTGCATCTAAAAGCTCTTCTTGGCACATGTTGATCCAAGAGTTTTCAGGTGTTCCCCATTCACGAGTATCGGAATTGACAATCACACCGTGGCCATATCTCTCCTTACCCAATTCAAGGCGTCCAATCAGTTGTTCTTCAATTGATCCCATATTTAATTATCTTTGTGACTTATTCCTTAAGTTTATCCAAGTTTTCTTGTAGTTCTCAAGTTGTTTCGCTGTTGGTCCCTTAGTCATAATGAAGTTTGTCGCGGCACTTCTGTATTGAGTGACAAGCTTTTGGGGAACACCCTTAACATTAACTTGGTTCATGATAACCTTCTTTTCAAGGTTGCGTCCTCTGTCATTCTTCCATCTATTTACAAGCCTTTTCTTCACAAGATCCACATCTTTCTTAAATGGAATACCCTGTTTGTTACCCATCTTCAATCTATTGAGGCGCATTTTCATTTCTTTGACATCATTATTGAGGGAAGGCATCACATTCTTGTAACGATCCATCCATCGTTTGCCATAGAGCTTTATAATATCCTTTCGGATTGAGTTTTCATTGAGACCTCTCTTTTTGATGACCCGTTCCTTCTTTACATTTCTCTTCTTTTGAGCGACTTCTTTACGAGAAGGTGGTGGTGTCTTTGGTTTAGGTTTGGGGGCAAGCATGGCGTTGCGCGCATTTTCAATCTTCTTACAGAGTGTGGCCTTTGTCTCTTTGGAATCAAGTTTAATCTTGAGGATGCCGGCAACTCGGAGAAGTTCAGTCTTGCTGTATCCTGTACAAGTAGCGCGTCCAACCTTGAAGTTGTTACCCGATCCAACGAGGGCAACAATCTTCTTCTTTTGGGTGTTACGGAAAGTGGCACTCTTCACCCCCGAGATCTTCTTAATTTTGTCACAAATCTCCTGTTTCTTTGTGGAAGCGGAAACATTCAAAACACCCAATTTCTTTGCGAGATCCACAAGTTCTGGTTTTGCCATGCGCATGCATTGTTTACCGTCAATTTTAAGAGCCGCGAGTTGATTCGTACTCAAAGTTTGTTTTTTGTTACGTCTTTTGGGGGACTTCGTCTTTTTGGGTACACGAACACTTTTACCCTTGACCAACCGAGAGGGTGCTTTGCCGGTAGCCTTAACATCCCCAAATTCGTACATTTTTCTAACAAGCCCAGCACCAGTATTGTAAGCGTCAAGTAAATCCGATGGTGTCGAGGCACCTGAAATCTGTATACTCCCACTCTTTGCAAAGATGTATCTGTGTCCATTATATGTAACATATAGGAATGGAGAAAGTTCTGGATCATACTTTGCGGAGCTGGCGCCGTACTGTTTCATTAACTTTTCTGGGAGTGCTTCCATATATCCAAATGGACCATTTACACCAAACGTTGCACTGAGATTGTTGTATTGGAATGGGTTATATAAAATTGCCTCTCGATCGGAGTAATTATCAACGATAAACTTACGAATAAGTTCCGGTTGATTTGCGATATTAGTTCCTATAAAGCCACCGGAAAAACGAATTTTACCATTCTTGTAAAAGTTTACAGTAGCACCCTTGGATTCAATATCATTTGATAGAACAACTTTAAGTTGAACAGTAAAAAAGTTTTTACTTAGATCACCCTTTTTACCATACTCCTTTGTGTGCGAGAACCCCGTGACAAAACGCCCATAGATACCATTAATCTCCTTTGTATCTATATAAAGACCCTCTCCGATCGGTGTTTTGGGGAGTGGTGTTTTGAGAAGGATTTTTTTGATGTTTATACGAGTTTCGGCACTAAAATCCTTGTTCACAGTCGCGTTAAACATACCAGGATTTAACTTACTCACGATAAATGTGGGTGGTGATGGAGTTTCGATGTTGGCAATTATATTGTTATTGTTATTGTTGTTACTATCACTCATATGAACAAACTCCGCAAACTCCCCATAATTTGCATTGTTAATTATATTTTTTTCCAATCGAGGTGGAAATGCCATCTCAGCTTCAATTTCTCTGACCAATGCGTTATTTGACGCAGTTGTGGAAACAGAACTTGGACTGTTTGCTGGACGTAATTCCACGCCAGACTGTTTGACAAATTCTCTGAGCTGTTGGCTCATATTACTATTGTGTAGCATTTTTTTCTAGTAATCCTCGGTGAAGCCCAAACTTTCCTCAACCACGTCAACCCCGTAAATGACAGGTTGCCTCGGGTATGTGCGCCCCTTGTATGTCACAACTTCATCCCTAACTTCGATATCCCTCGAACTAAATGGACCCGCATAGAAGTCTTGATTGAACTTGGGCTTGCCAAGGTTGTTCGCTTGACAATGTTGATTGAAAACCTGGATGAAGAGCTTCTGAGGTACAAACGCGTCTTTCCCGAAGACGATGTTTGTAGATTCCAGGAAGTTGTGGAGAGTACTCGCAACCATAGCGACCTGCTTCTGGATTTTCTTGAAATAGTCGGGAACTACGTTCCAGATATCTTTGTCCCTATATTTGTTTGAGTAATCAAGGTACGCCTTGATACACTTGAGTAAAATGATTGGTAACTCACGATTCAACTTCTCGTCAAGTTGTGGATCGGCATCCCTCACTTGTTTGGAAAAGTTCCATGGAAGAATACGGCGAAGAACGGAGCCTGAGTTATCTTTCCAATTGGGAACTTCATTCCCACCCAGAACACCTGGAACAGTCCACTCGATGGAGACCGCAGTTTTGTTTTTGACGGCAACAGAGACATCCTCCCCTGAAACCATAGACTGGAACTCCGCCTGTTCGAGAGCGAGGTCTCCCTTCACTTCTGGTGCGATGAACATGAAGGAATCCTTGATCGCCGAGAGACCGAACTTCTTCTCGATGTTGTTTGAAAGGGTGCCAACGTCTTCGTTTTCATAAAACTTCTTGAAAACTTTGGTAATGAGGGTAGACTTCCCGGATCGAGCGATCCCCTTAAAAAATGGAATGATCTGCCACCCATCTAACTCCCCAATATCAAAACACAAACGCCCACCCATCACATACGCCCAGTTACACACCTCATCTTCGAACTGCTGGTACTTGAGGATTGAATCGAACCAGGGGGTTGGAATATCTTGCCATCTCTCTACGTGTGAGAAGTCATCAAACTGTTGATCAAAATACTTACACGCGATGATTGTTGGGTCAAGGCAACGAAATTCGCGACTGTCATATGGGTAAAAGCAGCAATCATAGACACCACGATCTGGAATCCACTCCTTACCTACAAACACACCATTTTTGAATGACCATACGTTTCGTCTTTTAGTAATCTCCGGAAACTGAGCGTCGTGGCACTTGCTTAAATTATCAATAACGTCTTTGAATGTACTACCTCTCTGTGTAAAGTTCTTCCATGTAAGGAAGTCATCATCTTTTTGCGCCAATGAATAAACAAAGTGTTCAATGGTAAACTTTGCTTGCCATGCACGTGTTCTATGTCCATCTACAGTTCGAATTTCTTCGCAGCACTGTCCCTTGTACCGGCGATACCCAGACTTGTATGTCTGATCGAGAGAATATAGAAGACATTTTTGAAATGGTGTGGAACTTTCGACTTCTTCTTCATCCATCGTAGAAGGATCGCCTGTCGTACTGAATTGTGGCAAAGCCGTGGGATTATCGATTCTCTCAAACGATGTGTAGTGGCGTCGAATATTTTCATAACCATCTGACAGTTGTTTTAAAACATTATTAATACGTCGTACGACATTAATCCCGTCGTCGTTAGGTTCATTTTTGTGAATTTTTAGATCTCGCGCATGATTCTTCAAATTAATGAGATATGTTCTCTGTTTATCACGAATACCTTTTATGGCCAGGATGTCGATCATCGTCGGGTTGGGATTACCATCTTCGTCAAAGTTCTCAGGGTGAATATACTGTCTGTATCCCAACTCACGTGCATTTCTGAAGTCATTTGTTTTCAGTGACCACGCCGATTCAAATCTGTCTATCATGTCGACCACCTGTTCTTCTTTCATCGATTGGATGTGCTGCTTCTGAAGTTCTGTGAGTGCTTCATACTTATCAGGCTCTCGATCGATGAAATGAGTGTGTTCCATTTCTATTTATTGACCTACGATTTTTGTTTCTAAGCTTATTTTTGAGATTGCATTTTAGCGAGCATCTTTATCAAAATTCTATTTTGTGTTTCTATTTGATTAGAAATATTCACAAGTGCTGAACAAACGGTATCACCGTCTGGAGTAGCTAAAAGAGAAGTCATCATACCCATAAGATCTAACTCACCGTCATCGTCTGGAAAAAAATCATCTTCTCCACCCTCAGAAAATTCAATATCTTCTTCGTCGGACACAATTTCACCTTCTTCAATTTCTTCTTCTTCGCGATTGTCTTCCCCAGGCTGTGATGACATTTTAACTTTGACTGAGAAAAGATGATGACCAAAATTTCGCGATGATGCGATTTCAGCCAGAAAAAAAATGTTGCTATATAGTACAAAAACTCTCACAATGGCCGGTGGTCTCATGCAACTCGTCGCCTATGGCGCCCAAGACGTCTACTTGACTGGTAACCCAAAGGTCACCTTCTTCCAAGCTGTCTACAAGCGTCACACTAACTTCGCTATGGAAAACATCGAACAAACTGTTAACGGTACCGCTGCCAACTCAGGCCGCGTGTCCGTGACCGTTGCGCGCAACGGTGATTTGGTCGGTGACATGTACCTCGAACTCGAATCCAATGTCGACACCTCCGTCACTTCCGACACTACCTCCGATAACAACTGGATTGCGGAGCGTGCGATCAACAACGTTGAACTTTCCATTGGTGGTCAACGCATCGATAAGCACTACCAAAAGTGGTGGCGTTTGTACTCGGAGCTTTACTTGGATGAATCCAAGAAAGCTAGCTGGGCCAAGCTCGCGACTGCCAAGGACGGTAAGACTGTGTACTTGCCCTTGATCTTCTTCTTCAACCGCAACCCAGGTCTTTATTTGCCTTTGATTGCGTTGCAATACCACGAAGTCCGCATCGACATCGACTGCGCGTCCGACATGGAAGTCTACCTCAACAAGAATGTCTTCAAGGTGTGGGCCAACTACATCTACTTGGACACCGAAGAGCGTCGTCGCTTCGCACAAAAGGGTCACGAATACCTCATCGAGCAAGTGCAACACACTGGCTCCGACACCGTGACCTCTGCGGCTACCAAGCAAGTTCGCTTGTCCTACAACCACCCAGTCAAGGAATTGGTGTGGTGCTTCTCCAACACCGCGTCCCGTAACTCCCTCTGGAACTTTACCTCCAGCAACAACGCTGATGAGATTATCCTCGACAGCAACGCGCGTGCGATCTCCGATTCCAACTGCTACGTGCCAATCAGCCAAGCGACTGGTGTCCCACTCGTTGCCTTCGGCACTGGTGGCTCCACTGTTGACTTCACTGAAGAAGCCGCGGGTCCACTTGATAAATTCAAGTTGGTCCTCAACGGTCAAGACCGATTCAAGGAACAACGGGGTAAGTACTTCAACCAACTCCAAGCGTACAACCACCACTCTGGTACCCCATACCCAGGTGTGTACTCTTACTCCTTCGCTCTCAAGCCAGAAGAACATCAACCAACAGGGAGCTGTAATTTCAGTCGTATTGACAATGCTCAAGTCGCGGTGACCATGAACGCCACTGACGCGACCACCATGCACATGTTCGCGACCAACTACAACGTCCTCCGCATCCAATCCGGTATGGGTGGCTTGGCGTTCTCCAACTAAGTTGGTATTTTGATCTCGTCTCGTTTCGCGTAATAAAAAAATTAACTTTAAAAATTGATCGGAACACAGTTTTTAAATCTAATGATATGGTATAAAATGGCGCAAAAGCAAACTAAGCAACAGCAGATGGGTGTCTGGATCCCAGTCTCAATTCTCGCTTTGGGTATCATCGCAACTGTTTTCGCAATGTCACGCAATGGTCGTAATGGATATTTCAAACTTAAATAAATGACACATGTAATAACAAATGCAGGACATTTACACAGATGGTAGTTGCCTCGGCAACCCTGGTCCAGGTGGGTGGGGTGTTGTTGGCCCAGGATTGAGAATCTCTGGGGGACAAGACAACACTACAAACAACGCTATGGAAATGACTGCAGTCGTTAAGGCGCTTCAACAGTGTCTCGCACGCGACATTCTTGAGATAAGACTGTTTACTGACAGCACATATGTCAAGAATGGTATAACTTCATGGATTAAAAATTGGAAAAGGAATGGGTGGCGTACAGCTGCGGGTACACCCGTTAAGAATAAAGAACTGTGGATTGAAATTGATACACTCTCTCAGAAAATGAAGTCTGTAGAGTGGCGTTGGGTCAAAGCACACAACGGAGACCCACAGAATGAATTAGTAGACTCTCTCGCGTATCAGGAGGCGACAGAGATTAAAAATGCCCGCGTAAAATAATGGAAGCACAGGAGGGGACTCACCCATGGTGTGAGAAGCAGGAGAGGCTTCTTAAATCATGGGCAGAGAGAGCTGCAGGATATCGTTGGCTTCATAACCACGCTCGACTCCATTTTAAAAAGCAGAACGACTACTTGTCATACCCCAGTATAGTCATTGCGAGCATTACGGGAGTTGGTGGTTTCGCTGTACTTAATCCAAGTGGAAATGAGAGTATTTCATCAGAGACAAGGGCTAAAATCATGATCGTTCAATACATGTTTGCATTCCTCAATGTACTTGGTGGAATTCTTACGAGTATAGGTAAGTTTAGTCAAAGTCTCAGTCTTTCAGAATTACACTCATCTATGTGTATACAATATTCAAAGTATTATAGGAATATTGATATGGAACTTTCACTAGACCCACGAGATAGAAC